TGAAAAGCTAAAAATATTAGCTCATGATGAAAGTGGTAAATGGGAAAGACCTGATAATATATTAAACAACTGGCGAGTTACAAAAACTACATTAAGACTAGGATCAAGAGTTGTAGGTAAATGTATGATGGGCTCAACTTCAAATGCTTTAGATAAAGGTGGTGACAACTTCAAAAAACTATACTATAATAGCGACGTTACAAAAAGAAATAAAAACGGACAAACAACTTCTGGGCTCTATAGCTTGTTCATACCTATGGAGTGGAACTACGAAGGATTCATGGATTCTTTCGGATTACCTGTCTTTACAAACCCAAAAGATCCAGTCAAAACAATTGATGGTGGACATATTACAACAGGAGTTATCCAACACTGGAACAATGAGGTTGAAGGATTAAAAAATGATCAAGACGCATTAAACGAGTATTACAGACAGTTTCCAAGAACTGAAGCTCATGCATTTAGAGATGAAACAAAAGATAGCTTATTTAACTTAACTAAAATATATCAACAAATAGATATTAACGAAGAATTAAATAATATATCATCTGTTGCTCAAGGTAATTTTCAATGGTTGAACGGAGTTAAAGATACTCAAGTAGAATTTTACCCAAATAAAAACGGTAGATTTTTAGTATCATGGGTACCACCACTAAAATTACAAAACAATATAATTAAAAAAAATGGAAGTAAATATCCAGGTAACGAACACATTGGAGCTTTTGGCTGTGACTCTTACGACATTAGCGGTACTGTTGATGGTCGCGGCTCTAAAGGAGCATTACATGGATTAACTAAGTTTTCAATGGAAGATGCACCGCCTAATCATTTTTTCTTAGAATATATAGCTAGACCACAAACAGCTGAAATATTTTTTGAAGATGTTTTAATGGCTTGTGTTTTTTATGGTATGCCTATATTAGCAGAAAATAACAAACCAAGATTATTATATTACTTTAAACGTAGAGGTTATAGAGGTTTTGCTATGAATAGACCTGATAAACTAAGAAATAAATTATCAGTAACTGAAAGAGAAATAGGTGGTATACCAAACTCAAGTGAAGATATAAAGCAAGCTCACGCTTCTGCTATAGAAACTTACATAGAACATTTTGTAGGTTTAAAAGAAACTGGATACGGTGACATGTATTTTCAGAGAACATTAGAAGATTGGGCAAAATTTAATATAAATAATAGAACAACACATGATGCTTCTATTAGCTCTGGTCTAGCTTTAATGGCTTGTAATAAACATAGATATAAACCTAATGTTAAAAGAGTATTAAAACCAGTAGATTTAGGTATAAAAAAATATAATAATAAAGGATCAATGTCAAAAATAATTGAATAGATGAATATATATACTGACACTAATAGTCCTTTTCCAAGTCAAGTTGTAAGTGATGAGGAAAAAGCTAGTCTTGAATATGGTAAGCAAGTTGCACAAGCCATAGAACAAGAGTGGTTTAATCAAGGAAGAACTAGTGGTAATAGATACCTAACTAATTGGAATAATTTTCATCAGTTAAGAACTTATGCTAGAGGTGAGCAATCAATACAAAAATATAAAGATGAATTAGCAATTAATGGTGATTTGTCTTATCTTAATTTAGACTGGAAACCAGTTCCTATATTATCTAAGTTTGTAGATATAGTAGTAAATGGTATATCTTCAAAAACATATGATATAAAGGCTTATGCGCAAGATCCTGAGTCGATAAAAAAAAGAACTAGTTATGCTTCTCAAATATATGAAGACATGCTTGCTAGTGAATATTTAGATAATTTAAGCCAAACATTAGGATTAGATTTATATCAGTCTCCATTAAAAGATATAGTTCCAGAAACTAAAGATGAATTAGAACTTCATATGCAGCTTTCATATAAGCAAAGTGTAGAAATAGCAGAAGAAGAAGCAATATCTACTGTATTTGCTCAAAATAAATATGATTTAATAAGACGTAGGTTAAACATGGATTTAGTTACTTGTGGTATAGCTGCTGGAAAAACTAGTTTCAATACAGCTAATGGTGTTACTGTAGACTATGTTGATCCTGCTTATATGGTTTATTCTTATACAGAAGATCCAAATTTTGAAGATATATACTATGTAGGTGAATTAAAATCTATTTCATTATCAGAATTAAAAAAAGAGTTTCCTCATATAACAGATGAAGAACTAGAAAAAATACAAGCAATGCCTGGTAATAGATCTTATATTACAGGTTGGGGTGATTATGATGTTAATACTGTTCAAGTCTTATATTTTGATTATAAAACTTATCACAATCAAGTTTTTAAAATAAAACAAACAGAGCAAGGATTAATGAAAGCTATTGAAAAACCTGATACGTTTAATCCACCTGAAAACGAAATGTTTGAAAGAGTTTCAAGGTCTATTGAAGTTTTATATAGTGGTGCAAAAGTTTTAGGCACAAACACTATGTTAAAATGGGAATTAGCAGAAAACATGTCAAGACCTTATGCTGATACCACTAAAGTTAAAATGAATTATGCTATTTGTTCACCTCGTATGTATAAAGGTAGAATAGAATCTATAGTTGGTAAATGTACTGGTTTTGCAGACATGATTCAGTTAACACACTTAAAGCTACAGCAAGTTATATCACGTATGGTACCAGATGGTGTTTATTTAGATATGGACGGTTTAGCTGAAGTTGATTTAGGTAATG